TATCAGAAGGGATCTCAGAAGCATCAACAATCCAATGTTCCTTACCAGCTGGAACATCTTTAGCTGCTATTTCTTCAATCGTTAAACCACAATCTGCTGGTACAATAATTGATATTGTTCCATCATCATTTTTATATACTATTCTTTTTTCCATAATTTTTCCTTATCTATATATTATAAAAGACATTTCTGCATTATCAATTAGTCCACCAACGTTTGTGTATCCAGTCAGTATTCTAGCAGCAGAAGTTGTTTTTGTTTGTGGAATATATGTTGAAGTACCAGTAGGATAGTATGCTGGTAATGCTCCACCAAAATTAATTGTATAAGCACAGGTGAATGCAGAAGCTGCATAATTAGCATCTGACATAGCTGTTGTAAAGTTAATTGTATAATCGCCTGTACCATTATCAGTAATACTTGATACATTACCACTAGCCTTTATAGCAACTGTTCCAATACCATTAAAGTTTACCCATGCTCTTGCAGAATAACTAGGTGCAGAACCACTTGCTGTTGATAGTGCTGCTGGTTGTGGTAAGTTAGTTAATGATGCTCCATCTATTGCTGGTAATGTGCCAGTAAGTTTAGCCGCATCAATTCCAGTAGCTAAGTCAGCATTGACAATACTACCATCTTGTACTTTATCTATACCTGTATCGCCATTAATTATTACTGCCATTGTTTACTCCTTTGGATATTTGTCTTTAACTGCTTGGCAGTCAGCTATGTATTGATCTATTTGTGCTTGGTCATTCTTTACTATGCCATCCAAATATTCCCTAAAGTCTGGATATTCTGATGCACGCTTTTCTACATAAGTTCTTGTATCTTCTACAACAGGCTCTACCCATTCACCATTACTGCGTGTCCATCCTATTTGACCATCATGATTATCAGATAACTCTTCATTATCTTTTAAGTTATAATCATCTGCAGAGTCAACAACAAGTCTGTTAATGACTTTTTTTGTTTCTTTATTTAATATACAAATAATCATAATTAACCTTAACTTAAATATTCATAAATAACGACTACACCAGCACCACCAGCTTGACCAGTCACATTAAATGCACCATCACAAACTGCACCGCCACCACCAGCTCCATAAGAAAGTACAGTTGTATCTACAAAAGAAGATCCATCTACAGCACCGCCAGCTCCACCACCACCCCAATAAGAAGCTCCACCTGATGGAGATGCTGCTCTAGTTTGATATGTTTGAGGAAAGCCACTGCCACCACCACCACCATTTAGATTAATATCACCATTAGATGCTGTTCCACCCAAACCAGCCTGTGTGCCAATACCACCAACTGATGTAGATTCACCTTGACCACCTGTTCCTCCAGTTACAGAAACAGAGGTTGTATCAGTTCCATCGTCAGAAACAAAAGAAGATGTCCCTCCAGTTCCACCTGTCCCCCCAGAGCTAGAGCCACCAGTACCTGTAGCACCTACTGCATAAGTTGCAGATGTTCCTAATTCAGCTTTAGTGTATGTTTTAATAGCTGTTGCTCCAGAACCACCACCAGCACCTGTTGGAGAGTTGTTTGTATCTGTACCTTGAGCGCCACCTCCACCTCCACCACCAGCAGTGACGTGAACAACGGCAAATACTAAATTAGAAGGTACTGTATATGATGTACCTGATGTAAGCACATTAAGGTTCATACTGCTAACAGATGTTATGCCTGTTAATGCAGAGCCATCGATTGCTGGGAGTGCTGCTGCATCTGTTAATATATTGCCTGATGCTGCTGGTAGTGATAACGTATTAGTACCAGCAACGGCTGGTGCTTCGATTACTAACTCACCTGATGTATCACCTCTAAGTTTTATACTAGCCATAGTTACTCCGTTGGTTTAGGATGTGCAGCCTTGACTGCATCAATGTATTCTTTACCATAATTTTTCCTTATCTAAATATTGCCCCAAAAACATTCTCACAGTCGTTATAAGAATTACCTGTAGGATCATGAGTAACCAACCAAAATGAAGAAGTGGTTATATTGGTAGCAGCAATACATTTTTCATTACTGGTTTGTGTTGCAAGTATTGAACCACCAGTTACTGCTGAGTAATTTGCATCTTGTATAGCTGTTGTAAAATTAACTCTGTATCGACCTGTTGCTTCATCTACAATACTAGATACATTACCACTTCCATTAATAGCAATTGTGCCTGTTCCATTAAGAGACACCCAAGCACGACAAGCATATACTGGAGCAGAACCACTAGCATTAAGTAATGTTAAAGCATCGCTATCTGCATAAGAAGATATGCCTGTTAATGCAGAGCCATCAATAGCTGGTAAAGGATCAGGTAAAGAACCACTAGGAACTGTACCTGTTAGTGAAGAAGCTGGTAATGTCTTACCACTTGCCATTGTAATACCACTGCTATCTACTGTAGCAATATCTGCACCAGCACTCTGTAGTTTTATCTCACCAGATGTATCTGATGTTAAGACTAATCCGTTGGTTGTATCTGCGTTTATATTTACTGACATATTATAATACCACCCATCTTTGTCCACTTGGAACTGTTACTGAAACGCCCGATGCTATTGTCATCGGACCTACTGAGAAACCATTACTACCTGATGTAATTGTATAGTCTGCTGTGATGTCATCTGTGTTCTCATAGATTGCACCACCAGCACTAGCTCCACCACCAATAGAACCCCAAGCAGATCCATCATATCCTTCAAACGATGTTTCATCTGTATTGAATCTGATATACCCAGCTGCTGGTGAACCATCACGCTGTGCTGTTGTTCCTGTTGGTAAGTCTGCTGATCCTGTTGTGCTTGTCTGTTGTACGTATGTTGTTGCTGCTGCATCAAGTGGTGTATAACCTAATGCTGTGGTGACATCACTAGAGGTTAATGTCACTGCACCTGTTCTTGTATTGAATGACGTGACTACACCTGATGCATTGAATGCTGCTGGATCCCATGTTGATCCATCCCATATATATAACTGACCACCAACTGTGTTGTAGTACAATGCCCCAGTAACTGATGTTGTTGGAGCAGATGCAAAGGCCCCTAGATATGTTGTTGCAAATGTAACTACATCTGTTACGTTTGTCGCTACAGTATTTACTGATGCTATGTTGGTTGCTACTGTGCCTATGTCTGTGCCATCAGCTGCAACAGTTGTTACATCTGCACTGATACCAGCCACTGTAGTAACATTAGCTGAGATACCAGCCACTGTATTAATGTTAGTTGAGTTACCAGCAACTGAGTTTACATTAGCAATATTAGTTGCCACTGTGTTTACATTAGTGATATTTGTACCGACAGTGTCAACAGATGCTATGTTTGTAGAGACAGTATCAATCTCAGATACAGCTTCATTCAAGTCATCGGCTGCTGTCTCGATCTCAGAGATAGCTTCGTTCAAGTCATTAGCAACAGTGATTACATCAGCGATGTTAGTTGCTACAGTGTTAACAGAGGATATGTTATTGGCAACTGTAGTTACATTAGCATCATTGCTAGCAACTGTGGTTACATTAGATGCTATGCCTGATACTGTTGTTACGTCACTAGCTATACCAGCAATAGTTGTAACGTCTGTTACTGTATTAACAACTTCAGGATTACCTGTACTTGCATTGAATGAGAGATACTTACCTTTACGATCATCATCTTTAGGTAATGTCATATCAATAGAAGATGGATCTGTTACTGGTGCTTTGATTGAGCGATCAGCTTCTTCTTTGTTTTGTTGTGTAAAGATAGTTAAGCTGTCAAACTCATCATTGAGTGATGTAGCAAAGAGAGGACCACCTGTAGTAAAGTCCGTTGTTCTTTCAATTGTTCTTGCACCAACAATAGTAATACGATCATCAACAGTTGGAGTGCTAGGAACACCGCTGCCTGTAATCAGAGTAACTTCACCAGTTCCATCTATCGTAACATCAGATACAGTAAAGTCTGTGGTTAGTGTTAATGCTGTATCGTTAAAGTATACATCAATGTCAGTCTCTGCTAAGACTTCAAAGTTAAATGGGTATGGGCCTACACCCATTGAACCAGTGTAGACAATACGTCTCGTTGTGCTTGATATATCGATTGCCATAATTATCCTCTACTATATTTTATCATAGTTAGTTCCATCTTGTTTTACCAATTACTTTATTTTCTAAATCTTTTTCTTCATAGAAATCAGCTATCTCAGGGTACATTTTCTGTAACTTATCAAATGCTTTTCTATATGATTTAGCCATTACATTCTTCATCTTGTCTTGTACTGCACCAAGATCTTTAGTATTTCTATAACGAATACCTAATCTATCAATTTCTTTTTGCATCTTGCCTTTTTCAGTTGCTAAATCAATCCACATATTATATTGTTCAGCAGTTAATTCATAACCATTCTTCCTCACCGGAGGAACAAATACTTCTACGTTATAATCAATTAAAGTTTGATAACCAGGAATGTATGTACCATCAGATCGTTTGAATGGACTATATAGTTCATAGAAGTTACCCATACCAATTGTCACTTCTTCACCTGTAAGTGGATCTAATCGAGGAGGTAGGTCATCACTATAATAAGGTAAGCGTGATTTATATTTCCTAATTGAATAATCCATTAAACCATCACCATCTTCACTAAGTAATGAACTTACGGTTGGATCTAAGTATCTTTCAATAGTCGCTTTACCTGACTGATACACACCAGCTGGTGATCCTTGTATAGCAAACTCACCAAGCTTATTAGATAAGTTTTTAACTAGTCGTAATGTTTCAGCTTCATCTAAACCACCAGATAAAGTATGTCCGGCTAGTTCAATAATATCAGCCACACCTTGTAGCATAGGAGCTTCAGATAAAATATCATACCCAGCCATAGTAGCAATCATTAACATCTTTTGTTCTATATCAGTATTGTTATAGCCTTGAGCATTTGCATAACTATTTGCCATAAAGTATTCACCAATACTTGCACCAATGCCCATTAATGTTGATAGTGGTTGCAATCCATCAAATGACCAATAGGTTTTGCCTTCACCTTGAGTAATTAATCCGTATGTTTTTAACTCTTCAATACCTTTATCACTCCAACCTTCTTTATTAAAAGCAAAAGAATATTTCTGCCAACCTGTTGCTTCATAGGTTCTTAACATTTTCTTATTACCTGGACCCGGGCCAGTAATCATGCCATTCATTGCTAACCCAGCAAATGTCATTATGACAGTTGTACCTAGTCCAGCTTTAGCTAGAGCCATGTCTGCTTCTTTGCCACCAGCCTTAATTGCTTTAATAAAGCTTGGATTCATAAACATTGCTGGTGAATTTTTAAGTGCCTCAGTAACTAAGTTGGTTGGTGTTCTAATAAATGGAGCAAACATTTTAAGCAAAGGGCCAGCACTCATTAAACTCGTATCATTGATTGCATCTTGTATCCATTTCATTTTGCCTTCTAAATCTTTAGTAAAAGTCAGTTCTTTAGAAAACTCAACGGCTTGTTTAATCATATCTGCTGGAGGATTTTCAACAATGTTCATATAATATTGATTTGCCATCGCATCCATTTGATCTTGGGTATACTTACCTTGTTTAACTAAAGAATCATAGTAGTCATCTTTAGCTGCTCGAGCTAATGATTGAAACTCAGCAAACCTAGCACTGCCCTTAAAGATCTCATCTTCACCTAATAATGCTTTACCTGGAATAGTTACAAACTTACCCCAATAAGACATGCCTTTTTTCCATGTTTTACCGAACATGGTGTCACCGTAAGACACATCATCAAATACATTCATTGTGCCTTCAAGCTCTAACTTACTTGCTTTACCATCTAATGGCGCATTATTTCTAAATGCTTTAACACCCAATCTTATAGAATCAATACTAGAGCTTAAATAGTCTATTGCAAAACGATGACCTTCTTCTAATGCAACGGTCTTTACATCTTGCTTAAATATACCTTTACGGATCACACCAATACCACCAGCAGTATACCGAACAGGAACTTGCCATGCAGCATATGCAGTGTTAGATACAATATTTTTTAAGTGTGTAATAGGACTTGAGAGCAAACCATTGATCCATGTTGTTTGCCACATTTTAATAAGCACTTCTGCTGACTCACTAAAGCTCTTACCAAACCTCATTTGAGATGCTTGCGCCTTATCTTCAATAGTATTTAAAGCTAGGAACTGTTTAGCACGTTGTACTGTATCTTTGTTAGGCGCATTAGAATCTAAGAATTTTAACTGCTCAGTACTAGTTGGCATATTTCTTGCTTCACCAAACATACGTAATGAACGACCTACATCAGCCGTACGACCTTCAATTGCTTTATTCACCTCACCTAATAATGCAAACATCTGTTCAAATTCAATTTGCATACTTGGTGTCAAAGAGTTATCTGCATCTGCTTTTAATATCTTCTTAGCTAATGCATCAGCTTTGGCTGCAACATCAACCTGAGCTAATAACATCTTTCTAATATATACAGGATCAGCTACAGTCTTCTTATTTGGATCTAATACATCTTTTAAGAAACGCTCACTATATAATTGGTTCTGTTGTACTTCATACATGTCAGCATCTTTTTGTTTCTTAATCCAAGCATTAACTTCATCCTCAGATTTAAATGCTTTAACAGGCTTGCCATCTTTGACAGCAGAGAATGTAGGCGTACTTAACTCTTTAGCAAGTTTCTTGATAGGCATTTGTTGTAGATTAGCTGGAGCTTGATCGCCAACAAAGTTAATAAACTGTGTAAATGACTCAGGACCATTAATGTTATTTAAATTAGTACGAGTAACTTCTGGGCCACCTTTGCCTCGATCACGAATACGAGTTGGCTTGCCTTCACCCTTGTAGTCTTTACTTTTTTCAATAACTTTTTTAACATCAACAGATTCATATGGTGTCACAATGTAATCACCATCATTAGGATCAATCTTATCAAATACAGATTTGTTTAAGATCTCACGCTGTCTTATTCTTTCTTCACCACCCTCAAGCTTAGTTACTATTTTTTTGATAAACCCTGGACCAGCAACATCGACCTTATCACCTGTAAATACAGAATCATCTTGTTGATCAAGTTGTAATGATGCAGTGTCTGCTTGTGATTGTATGATTTCTGATGACTGATCCATACTAATACTATCAGCCATGTCCTTGACTGACTGATTGTCTACAGTTAACTTATCAACTTCTTGATTGATATTAGCCATTATTTCTTACCTTTCACTAACTTTGCACCTCTTTTTACAACCTCTGTTGCTGCACCTGTTGGAGCTGGTGATAATACTTGTGCGCCTATTTTAACGCCTTCTAATATTTCTTTCTTCTCAGGAGTATTTGCTTTACTAACTGGATCCCATCCCATTTCTGTAAGCATTTTATCTGCTGCTTCAGAAGTCATTCCTAATCCGGGTGGTAAATTTAATTCTTCAATATCACTAAACCCAGCAAGAAATGATTCTAATAAACCACGCACTTTTGGTTGTACTGTTGGATCTTGTATACGTTGACTCAGTTCTTGCCATTGACTGTCTGTCATATTGTAAACACCTTTAAGTATGCCTAACATATCACCAACGAAGCCTATCGTTTCTTGTGTCATACCTTTAGCAATAGTAGATTTTAATTGACCTGAGAACCGTTGATCATCTTCTGTCATCATGACATCAACAGGAGGAATACCATAACCCACTTGATTTACAACACCGAGATCAAACAAAGATGGTTGTATTGATTCTCTAGCTTTCTCTGTTAGTTCGTCAATATTGACAACCTCGCCAGCATCAACCTCTAAATTTCTCATGTAAATGTCATCTAATTTAGTCACCAACACTCTCCTGTAATACAGAATCAATCTGTCTTATTTCTTGAATTCTTAGCTCTAATGTTTTCCAATTCAGTTCAGTGTATCCATGAGATTGATAGATTTTTTTTCTTGCATTAGCACTCATTGCTGCCAAGTCATCTATAGATTCAATGACTTTAGGCATAGAGCGCCCTATGATTTTTTCTGCATCTTTAACTTCTATATCTCTATTGTCTGCTTTAATCTTCAATCGTGCATCTTCAGATACTTCTTGTGCTACTTTAATCATCATTAAAGGAACATCCTCAGCTTCTCTTTGTCGCATAATTTCTTTAAACTCTATAATCACTTCGTTGTATAGTTTTAATTTATATGCAACTTTTTCATCAGTTGGTAATTCATTTTCTAATACACCTAACTGTAGTTTAATTTCATTAACACCAGCTGTGTATTTTTCTGTTGTCTTAATAATATCGCTCATTAGTTCAGAGTATTGTTTAGGAGTAATCAAGTCGTTATCTAAAAAACTTTGTACATCTCTTCTGCCAATATTACCCACAGCAGCTAATTGTTTAAACACTGCAAAGTCTTGTTCTTGTTTTGATGTTGGTGTTGAATCTACCCCACTAATAATCTTTGCTTTTTGATCTGTAGTATACAACTTACCAAGTTTCCCTTGAGATTTAAGAAACTGTGTAGGAGTCATATCAGTCTCGCCAGAAAAAAAGGCAATCTCATTAGTATCAGCCATATCCTTATTAAGCATTTCGTTTTGCTTTTGTCGAGCTTCTAATACTTGATTTAGCTCTTGTTCTTTTTTCAGAGCTAATGCTTCTATCTCGTCTTCTTTACCAATGATGTTACGGAATGTCAGTACATCCTCATAATCAGTCACCTTGCCATCAATAAAGTCTAGTAACTGATCTTTCTGTGCAATCTTAGATGCAATCCATTCAATAATAATTCCATCTTCTTTGTCTTTTAATTCTTGTGGTTTTAATACACCATCAGTTAACATGCCGTAAGTAGATACTACATCGTTACGTAAGTCTTGAACTAAGACTAAAGCACTAATAGCATCATCTTGTACGTCTAATTGATGTTTTAGGTTGTTTAAATAATTCTCTTCAAACTTATCAATCTGTGCTTTTTTAATGTCTGTTTCTAATTTAGCAGCAATTTTATTAGCTGTTGAATAAACATCGTATCCAATCTTATTTGCCTGTGCATTAAACTTAACACCAGCATCAGGGTCAACAGTACTTAATATATTATATGTACCATTAATCTCTGCTTGTAATGTGTTAACTAATTCATCAACTTGCTCTAGATTGATTGTCTTTTCATTCAATCCAATCTTAATTGTCTCTGCTTGATCTAATAATGTTGCAATAGAATCTTGTCTAAATAATTCTGCTTGTACCTTTCTAGCTGCAGATCCTTCAACTGTGCCAGCATTAGCAAACAATGCGTTTACATCTTGATCATTAGCAATAGCATCTATTACTTGTTCTCGAGTAGGTGCATTACGAACACCATAAGCTTGTCCTTTAGCTTGAGCCTCTGATTGCAATTCACCAAATAAACTTTGTGAGATAACATCTAATCTGCGTTGTAATGATTGTGAGCTAGACAATGCAACACGTGATGGTGCATCTGTGATTTCACCAATGTTTGCATACTGAGCTGATCTTTCGTATCTACTTACCATAATTACACACCATATAATTTGTCATATTTGTATGCTGCCTCACCTGTCTTAATAGCTGCTTCAAATAATCCACTTTGGAAAGAAGTTTGAGCAGCAGTTTTATAAGCTTCTTTGTTTACAATTCCTGTAGTCATAATGTTATTAAGATTAAATAAGTCAATCTTATAATCACGACCATATTCTTGATCACTAATAATTTGATTTAGTAATGCTGATCCATCTAAACCATCTACACCACGCGCAAATGATGTAGCTACCATACCAGAATTTATACGATTTAAAGCTCTTAATCTTTTTACTGCTTCAACTTCTGCATTTGCCTGTTTGACTGCCATGTCTGTTAAAGACTTTTCAGCTTCTAATTCATACTGAGCTTTTAGAATATTCCCTTGACGAATACTATTATAGATACTTGCACCTGTTGATATTCCATATCCTAATGTTTTTAAGCTAATATCACCAAACAAGTTAGTACTAAACAATGGTCTACTAAAAGCAGTACCAAGGCTACTAAATAAACCAGCACCACCAGGGTTCATAATCAATGGATTCATCATCATTGATGAAGTCACTGCTGCAATAGGTGCAGATGCAGCAAACATGGCAGCACCTGAAGTTGCTGCTGCTCCTCCCATTCCTGTCATTGTTGCCCCGGCAAAAGGGACTGCTGCTGCTCCCATAATTAAGTTCCTTGATGTGTTGCTACTTTATATTCTAAACCAAGCAATGTGAACTTTAACGGTGCATTCTGTGTCACAGTTATTTGTCCATCATTACTATACCCAAGTATACCATGAAGTACCTTTGTTCCTGTAAATTCAGGCACAGGAGAATCTAGCGCACCTGAACCTAATCTACGTATTGGTACTAAGTTTCCATTAATAACTAAGTTTTGTGTTTCATACAATAACGCATTAACTTCAACAATACGCTTCTTAAATCCAATACGACTTCCTGTTTGCATTTTTAATTCAACAGGCATTGTTTTTACTTCAACATCAAAATGCATGCCTACCTCACATGATGTTGTTGGCGTATTAACAAAAGTCACTGCACTATCTGCCGTTTGATCTAACTCTACTAATCCATCAGAAATGACATGTACTGTTTGACCATCAATATGTGATGCATTTAAACTAGCAACTGCTCCACCTGTAACTGCTGAATCTGTCCTTACATCATCATCAAACACTTCAATATAGTATTTGTCTGTACTATTATCATTTCGTTTTACTACTACATATATATCTGTAATATCTACACCTACATCAATGTATGATCCATTGGTAACAAACTCGCTTGGAGCGATAACATTTTGCGCACGTAGTAAAGAAAATGCTGCTATAGTTCCATCATCTTGATTGACTATTAATAATAAATCGTTTTCATCTGTTGCTACTGCACGTCTAATATCCATTGATTTTGGATTCTTTAATAGGTGTCCTGATAGTAAAGATATTTTAGAAGTCACATAAGTTAGTTGTGTATCAGAATATGCAATCTCTGATAGTGCTTTACCTTGTCTTTGTACAAACAATATACCTGACTCAAGTTGTTTTACTCGAACACCTTCTTTGCATCCATTACGAGAAGTAGAAGATAAAAAGAAATCGGTAGGTGTAATTGGTGTTAGTCCTTCTTGTGGTACATAGAACTCACCACCTGTAGTAAACACTTGCAAATCACGACCACTAATAATATCAACGATAGCATTAAAAGTATTAGTATCAAGGGTAGCTTCAACAGCATCATCATCTAATCCCTCCACTGGTTCAAAGTCAAAAAATAATGCTACTTTAGATCCCCATATAGTTGACGGTCTAGACTTAGATCCACCAAAAAATAATCGACCTTGATGAAATGTAACTGATCTGGGCCAACCTCTTGATGCTGACCATACGTCTTCATATCCTGTTTCAAGCTCCCAATCACCATTAGCAATTGCAGTTGTATCAAAGAATGGAAATTCTGTTACAACATTAACTTCTGTTGCGCTCACAAATTTCACAATTTTTGCACGACCTTGAGGATCTGCATTTACATACTGACCAACAACGTTGGGCGTAAATACACGTATTGAATATGTTGAAGTATTATCTGGTGTTGTTGTCCATGCTGTATCTACAGTAGCAACACGAGTTGCCCCATCGTAATCTGTAATTAATCGCTCTTGCCCATCACCTGTGCCACCAGTTAACGTTACATACATTCCGTTATAGAAATCATCTGTTGCACTTGCTCCAGTTGCTAATTTAATTGTAGTTGACGTACTTCCAGCTTGTGCTGTACCAGTGACAGCTCCTCGAGATGCAGTTAATGTAACTTTTCCAGATACATCTTCTGGAGTTAATGTGCCAGGAGGATTGTGTGTAGATAATGTAAATGCATGTTGTGGTGTAGAAGTAAAACTAATGTTTTCAATTGACCAGGTTGCATCACTACCACCACGTACAATTTTTTTCGGTGCAATATCTTCATGTACAACAATAAGTGTATCAGCTGACTGTGTATAACACATTGTGCTTAACTGTGCGCTTGCAATCGTTGTAGTTAAATAATCATTAACTGATCCGTTGATGTTGGTAATTAGAGCTTTATCTTTAAATACATACATACGATTATTTGTAAACGCAAGCATGTAACTGTCATCAACTGAGAATTCAAAGTGTACAAGACGTACACCATTTTCAGGACTGCCACCTAACTCTGTAATAAATTTAGTACCAGGTCTTCTTGTAACTCCACCTTGTGGTTGACAAATAACATTCTTAGCACGCTCTAAACCATTTGCATAAGATTGTATGTCAGTACGAGATCTGACTAATGGATCTAATTCACCACTAGTAAAGTTAGTTTGTAAATTAACAAACCGTGACATTAGTATCTCACATCAATTAATGAAAAATCTTGTAATGAATTTGTTGGGTTTCCTTGACCGTCAATATTCATAGCTTGTCGCATATAACCACCTCGACCATTTTCACCTGGAGTGCCTTCAGCAATAGTTCTCCAATATTCTGTTTTGTCAGTTTGATCAGTAATAGGCATTGATAAGTGCCAAGCCATTTCATACTTTAACAACTGAACAAAGAAATGTGGTAATGCATATTCAGGTACATTATATTGATAATCAATATATACCTCTTTGTAATTAGTTAACACTTTATCACCTTGGATACGATATTCACGTCTAGGTACAATATTAGTATTATTACTATCATACAATGCACGAGGTCTACCAATCATGTCAGATGGTAGTTGGTATTCATATTTGTATTCGTTTGTAGGAGTTGTAATTAATCTAGCTAATTGCACTTTTTTAAATGAAAATGTCCATGGATAACTAGCTAGTGTTTTGATTTTGACATCAGGATAAATACGATCACAAATATTAGATTCATCAGTACCTTCTGTAAATGAAGATATAGGATTTGCTCCAAGCATTAATAATGCATCAGAACATATTTTAATATCGGTATCACCTGTAGCCATCTGTTTTCCTTTATATGTGCAAATAGACGGAGGCATAAACCCCCGTCATATTGCAGTTTACAACTTAGTCAGCATCAGCGACTGATAATGCTGTACCGTCAGATACGTCAACAACACCAGAAGCATTAGAAAGTACAGTAACTAATGTTGATGTAGGAACAGAAGCATCCCATACATGAATTAAGTCACCTACTTTTAATACTGTTGATGCATTGTTAAAGTAACCAGCGGTATTGATATCAGCAAGTGCATCAGCACTAGGTGCTGTATAGCTCCACATTTGAGGAGCATTACCAGCTTTAGACTGTCCGCCTATAGGCTGTAGATTGTCTTTAGTATAAGCCATTCGTATTCTCCTTATGATTCACGACATGTGAGTTGAACAATACCCTCAGCATCAATCGCTACAGCAGTAGCAGAAAGAATAGTATTAACTAAGTATGAAGTTTTTTCAGGAACATAGTTAATCTCTGTGCGAGGAGCGATACCTTCAGCATAACCAACTGCATCTTTATGGAATGCCCAGATAGTTCTGTCTAAAGAACCATCAACAGCTAAACCACCTTCAGATCTGTCTCCAAGTACATGGAATTTGAAACCAAGGTATGTATTGATTTCACCAGATACTAAAGCTTTGATAGAGTTGTAGTCAACTGAAATTGCTTCGTTGTCACCTAATAACCCAGCTAATGAATTAGCATGAATTACCATATGACGATCTTGTGGAGGAACATTGTTCTTGTCCATCAATTTTTTAGCTTCACGTAGTTTGTCTACGTTTAAGTTTGTATCAGTACCACCAATGTCATTAGAAACAGTTAGTGATGTGCTTGAAGCTGTTAATGCATCAATAATTAACTGATCTTGTCTACGACCGATAGCGTTAGATAAAACTTGTACTAACTCTTGTCTTTCGTCAAAGTTAACTTTTTGTTGCATAAAGATGTCAGAATACTCTGCAGCATTCCAATCTTCTAGTGTTGCTGTAACTTGTGAAAAGTCCACATTTAAAGGTGTTACATCAGTTTGTGGCACACGAAGTGTAGCTGCGCCCTTACCAACCTTAGGAAATTTCACAACTTCGCCCTCAACGCCTTTACGTTGTCTAGTAGCACCAACTAATTGAGCTTTAGCTTGGTACGCCTGTTTAACTTCGGCATCAAAGAGCTGAATAAAAGCATTAGATAATCCAATAGCCATTATTGTCTCCTTATAGTAATTAATAAAAATAAATTAATCGCTGTGGTATGCCAGGAAATCTGGGCCGGTGCTTGCTATTTACGATAGCCATACGACAAGGTTACTTGCGTTAAGGGTTGCATACAGAATAGATGCAATAAGCCTTATCTCAGATTTTATACCAAGACAAGGCAAATTGCAATAAAACTACGAATAGTTTTGAGCGAACGCTCTTTCTACTTTTTGACGGTAAGAAGGATCAGATTGATATCTAGGATCAGCTACCATTTGATATAGCTCATCTTTAGATGGTGCGCCTTCTACTGGTGTTGTTTCTACAGGAATACGTCCTTCATATGAAGATCTTAGTTTCTCTAATGCAGCAATACCTTTTGCAGTACCACCCATTATTTTAAACTCTTCAAAATCATCTTTAGACCATACGCCTTTGTTAACCAAACTACTTGCCCATTTTACCATGCCGTTAATACGTGCTTCTGCATTTGGACCAAGTGCTTTTCTTTCTTCATCTAAGTTTTGTTGAAATACTTCCATATTGTTATTTTGCATCTCAACTACATTACCAACTAATGCATCAAAAGCAGATTGGCTAATGCCATACTCTTTTGCCCAATTAGTAACGTGCTGTCTTACAGGATCATCTTCAGGTATGTTACCAAACGAAGATGTATCATATTTACCATCTTCAGGTATTTTATGTTTACCTTGTGAGATTTGCTTGCGTAGATCCATCCATGACTTTGCGATCCCTTCTAGATCAGGTGCAGATTCCTCACCTTTCCAAAAGTTTTCGGGCCACCAATCAGGTCGATCCAATGGTTCATCATCTTCACCCTCAGGTTGGTAATCAGCTTGTGCTTCTACTTCTGCTGGATCACGATGATCTATTTCTACTTTTTGTGGATCTGCTTCACTAGCTTCTTCGACTTCTGGAGCTGCTCCATCGAGTAAGCCAGTGGACTCTTGAGTTTCCTCTTGAACACTAGGCTCGATTGCTTCTTCCATTATAATTTCCTTGCTCTAATTACCCTTGCTTCTAAGTCTCGAATTATACTATTCTGCCCTTCACGGTAGTAAGCATAGCTTGAGTCGCTTCCCGGCAAGGCAACAGGTTGCTCTAATACAGCTTGTCTTAACCACTGCATTAGCTTTTGTCCGTCTTCAGTACCTAATACTCTCAGTACTAGTCTGTCAGTGTCATCGCGTTGTTGTTTTACATCTCTGATATCAAGCGGTAATGCTTGTTCTAAATCATCCCATCCAGCCATAATTATCCTTGTTGTGCAGCTTGTGCAACTTCAGCAACGCCTTCAGGATTCTCTGCAGCCATCTGCATCATTGCTTGTTGTTGCATAGCTTGTTGTTGTTGTTGTTGTAACATTGCTCGTTCTTTTGGAGTAGGTCTAATTTTTTGTGGTATACCTAATTTATCTGCAATATAATCCATCATCTCTTCTGTTTTAAGAGACATTGCTGGGTTAGGCATTTGTTGAGCAATTTGTGCGTATTGCAATAAGTTTTGTACATCTTCCATATTTTGCGCCATTGCTAATGGAGCAACAGGTGCAATCTTAATTTCAAGACCATTTACTTTTAATGGTAAAGTAATAATCCCTCTGTCATCCATCACTTCTAATATTTTAGATACTAATGGAATCATAGTTTCATTAATCAATCGACCAAATGCAGAACCTAAGTTTTGTGATAATTCTTTCATACGCTCTACAACTTCTGTAGCAGATCTAGCAGACATATTGTCAGGTGGTAATGATTCATCAAGCAAGATACGTTTGATGTTTTGACGTAAATCATTCAT